GAGTACACAACCTTAAATTTACGCTATACTTTGGACATCTATGTGCGGTCATAGACAAATATCAAAGCCCTTTAGCTTTGGTTCTCACCTCTTAAATGGGGAACGTGACCGCACACGGAGAGCCAAACCTAGAGGGCTTTTTTATTTAGGTCGTACTGATCGCGTTAGTAATGAACCCATGTTCGGGGTTGCTATCAAGAAAACCGGATGCGCTATATTGATAGGGCGGCGCAGCAGACTAGCTACAGGTACTTGCACAAACAAGGCAGAACGGTTGATAAACGGGTGGGCTACGATACAGTCGCCTTGGAAGAAGAATGTAGCCGCGAGAGCGAATAGTATCCTTCAGGATGCTAGAAGGTGGTTAAAGATCAACCCCTCGCCCTATCCTATTGTCTAAAGGAATATGATTTCAATATGGAAACGATAAATCCTCATAAGGCAATTAACTTCATGATGGAGAACGCCAAAGCCTATGCACAGGCTAAGGCTAAAGTCACATACCTCGAACAGTTTCGTAAAAGCAAGAAAGCTATTCTTTTCGCTAGTGCGATGGGGAATACGATTGCTGACAAAGAATCCTACGCCTATAGCCATCCAGAGTATTTAGAGCTACTAGAAGGGCTTAAAGAGGCTGTAGAGGAGGCTGAGAGGCTGAGATGGATGCTGGTAGCAGCACAGGCTAGGATCGATGTCTGGAGGTCGCAGGAGGCTTCTAATCGTGGTTTAGACCGGAATACTCAATAGGAGGAAATATGAACGAGATAGATGATTCCAACTTGGCACAATGCTGCTCCTGTGGATTTGTAGACTATTGGGATGAGATTCCCGGCGGTCATTGCGCTGTAAGTGGCGAGAGTATGTATTACTGCCCTAGCTGCGATGAGGTTGATAATATGGCTGACTACACGGTTGAGAGAGCCAAGCGAATCGATGAGAAAAAGCGAGAGCAAATACCTAGCTAAAGTGGCTGACTTTGGGTGCATTATCTGTTATAAAAATGGGTATCCCGGCACTCCAGCAGAGATTCACCATGTTCGAGGAATGGGACTAGGAATGGGAGTTCGGAACTCTCACGACAACGTAATACCGCTATGTCCGGAGCATCATCGTGGCAATACGGGGTATCACGGTCTTGGTCGTAAGGCTTTTGAGCGTCGATATGGTGTGACTGAGGCAGAGCTTCAGGACGAGCTAGCGGAGTTGCTAAATGAAAAAGATGTCTAAGGCGCAAAAGAAGGTCGGTAAGGTTATGGGTGAGTACAAGGAAGGCACTCTCCATAGCGGTAAGGGTGGAAAGGTAGTAAAGAACCCTAAACAAGCGATTGCCATTGCTCTTAGCGAGGCTGGAATGGCTAAGAAGGGTAAGAAATGAAGCCCGGACTCTACAGTAATATCCAAAAAAAGCGTGAGCGTATAGCCGAGGGTTCTGGCGAGAAGATGCGTAAGCCGGGAACTAAGGGTGCGCCTACAGCTAAGGCTTTCAAACTAGCGGCTAAGACTGCTAAGGGGAACAAGAAATGATGAAGAACGGTAAAAAGATGTCCGACAAGGAATTGCTAAAGCAGTATCTTGAGGACGAGAAAGAGAAGAAAAAAAACGGTGTTAATGAGATAGAGATTGAAATCAAAATCCCTATGGGCAAAAAGAAGGGTAAAAATGGCAAAGACTGAGGCTTGGCAGCGTTCTGAGGGTAAGAACAAGAAGGGCGGTCTTAACGAAAAAGGTCGCAAGTCTTACGAAGCTGCTAATCCCGGTTCTGACCTAAAGGCTCCTGTTAAGTCGGGGGATAATCCTCGTCGAGCCAGTTTCCTAGCCCGTATGGGCAATATGCCCGGAGCAGAGCGTAAGCCTAACGGTGAGCCTACTCGGTTACTCCTGAGCTTAAAGGCATGGGGAGCTAGTTCTAAGGCTGATGCTAAGGCAAAGGCTAAAGCAATATCCGCGAGAAACAAGAATAAGTAATGCGGTATACCTATGGTCTGGAAAACATCCGTCTCCGAGATTGGGGAGAGGGTGCAGACGTAAGGATCGGTTCATTTTGCTCGATTGGCGATAACGTCGAGATATTTATCGGTGGAAACCACAGGGTAGACTGGATAACGACTTACCCTTTCGGGCATATCCATGAAGAAGAATTTCCGCATCATGGCGAAGGACATCCAGCTACTAAAGGCGATGTTGTTATCGGGAACGATGTCTGGCTAGGATCGGGCTGCACGATTATGTCAGGGGTAACGATAGGCGATGGTGCTGTTGTTGCTGCGAAATCCGTCGTAACGAAAGACGTTCCTCCTTACGCGATAGTTGGTGGGAATCCGGCTAAGGTTATCAGGCTCCGGTTTACGTTGAGCCAGATAGAAAGGCTCCTAAAGAAACCTTGGTGGGAGCTACCAGACGAGCGTATACGCGATTTAATTCCGTTGCTGTGTTCAGACAAGGTGGAGGAGCTAATTGCAGCCTGTAACGCTTAATTTAGGCTCTGGTAAGGATTGGCGAGAGGATTGCGTCAATACCGATATTCAGCAGAGGACTAACCCTGATTGGTGGGGAGATATTTCTAAGGTGCATTTCGGAGCTACGATTGATACCCGATGGGGATCGATGACGATACAGCCTGAGATGTTCGAGAAGATCATAGCCAACGATGTCCTAGAGCATATCCCTGACTTAGTTTCCGCTATGAAAAACTGCTATGACTTATTGAAGTCTGGTGGTGAGTTCCATATCAGCGTACCTTATGACTTGAGTTTAGGGGCATGGCAAGACCCGACCCATGTACGAGCGTTTAACGAGAATAGCTGGTTGTATTACACAGAATGGGCTTGGTATCTAGGTTGGGAAAAAGGATTTAAGCTCAAGGAATTAGCGTTTGACCTGTCAGAACTAGGTCAGAAGTTAATAACTAGGCAACCAGATAATGAAGTAATTAGGACTCCGAGGGCTGTGGACAGTATGAAAGTCGTTTTATGCAAGCCATAGTCATATGTCATGTAAGCAATCCGGGTATCTCGGTATTGCTAGAGAGCATCAAGGTATATGCACCTACCATCCCGGTTTACATTTATAGTGTTGACGTTGCCAGAGGAGAGAGATTCAAGCGAATCCTTCCCAATGTTATCGTCAGACCCAATACTGGTCGAAATTTTGGAGACTCATATAATGAAGCCATCAGCGACGTTTTTGGAAGGATCGCAATCGATTCATTGATTGTGGCTAACGATGACGTGGTACTAAATCCCCAAACTATTGAGTTATTGGGCGAGGACAGGCTGATTTTGCGGGAAAATGCTCATAAAGTAGGATTTTTGGGCGCAAGAAGCGACTATGTATTGCCAGACCAGAACATTAGATTCCCGGTACATGACGATAGGCAGCAGGGATTGTATTGGGCTAGCGAGGGGCAGATTAAGGAAACGGCTGTCATAGCACCAATATTTGCCACCATAACGAGAGAGGCTTGGAAGGTAGCCAAGTTTCCTAGCACGAATTGGTATTCAGATAATATAATCTGCCATGACCTGCAAGAAGCGGGATTTAGGCATTTCGTCTCTAGGGCTTATGTGCATCATGCAGGAAGCCAGACAGTAGGGATGGACTTTAAGAAATGCCATGAGGAGCCGAGAGAGTGGATCAAGGCTCACAGACCGGATATGTACGAGGCTATCTATGGCTGACGGATTACTTTCTAGCGCATTAGGTGCGATTGACAGGCAGAAACAGGCTGCTAAGTCTAGTATTGGGTTGCTTGCTAGCAATCCGCAGGAATGGCTGACTCAAGCTACGGCTCGATATTTGCCCACTAAGGCAGAGGAGCAGCAGTATCGGGCTATGCAGCAAGCTGGTGGAGATATAACGCAGACTCCTTATTATCAGAAGCTATTTGATTTAGCTCAGTTCCAGAGCAGCATCAAGACTCCTAAAGTTGCTTCAGGGTTAATTGGTACACCAGAACAACGAGCTTCAGAGCAAGGGTACATTGATTACATTCACGGAACCCAAAGACTTGATAGATTGCTAGAAGGAAAGACTCTTGACCCGAAAAGGGCTACATCCGGTCCGATGCCATTTGGAACGACTGGTGCTGGTAGAGAATTAGCATCAAGTTATGCAATGGGGAAAGCCGATACATCAAGAATTGCAGGAGATACTGGTAATCTAAAAGATTACTTTCAGGTGGCTCCTAAAGATGTTGGTCTTAGTGGACGTAGGTTAATGTCTGCTGAAGATTCTTGGAATTACTTGCCAAAAGAGAAAAAAGAAGAAATTTTAAGCAAGGCAAGGCGCATTGGATTTGAAAATCCAGAAGAAGGTAGCGGTAAGTGGACTTTGCATAGCAGTTCTAAAGGGATGCCATTTAGCGAAAAGCATTGGGATTTCGTGTTAAACAGGGAATCTGGCGGTAATCCGTTAAAAGCATTGCGGCAGGTATATGCAGAAAGTGGCTTACTTGATCCGTACAATCCATCTCAGTTAGAAGATATTTACAGATTGTCTGGCTTTAACGCGCCAATTACGCAGACAAATGCTCCTTGGGCTGAGGCAAAGGGGGTTTTCTTAGGTAAGGCTAGGATTACTAACCCACTCAATACTACCGATGTTGATGTCCTGCAAAGTAAAGTAATCCCTGCTCTCAAAGAAGAATTTAAGAACGATAGGACAAGGAAAAAGCCTTTTGGTGCAGACCAATGGGATAAGAATGTTAGATTCACTCCTAAAGAATGGGTTGATGAGCTAGAGAGAGATATTGCCGAAGGGAAAAACTCTTACGTTTGGACATCTATCCCTGATAAGGTAACAAAAGCATTAAAGGATAAGTTGGGCTATAACGGGATCATTGATACTAGCGGTAAAGGTGGAACTGGTACGCCTTATCCAGTTGTTATTCCATTTGAGCCGGGGCAGATACGGTCAAGATTTGCAGCATTTGATCCAGAGAAGATTGGAAAGCCAGATTTGCTAGCGGCAGGATTGCCAGTAGGACTAATAGCATCAACTCAAGTAGACTTACCAAAGAAGCAAGAGAAGAAACCAACAAAGAAGTAAGCAAGACACCGGAAGGTATTGCAATTATGGAAACAGAAGAAAATAAAATAGCCGAAGAAAAAGAAAACGGATTCGGTAAGGGTAGACCTAAAGGAGCAGTAAACAAGTCTACTAAGGTCGTAAGAGAGGCTATTGCAGAGCTATTGAGCCGTAATAGTCAGTACATGGACAGATGGCTACAGAGGGTCGCAGAGGGCGATGAAGTCTTAGGCATGAAGCCTGATCCTTACAAGGCATTGGACATTATGCTGAAGATGAGTGAGTACCATATACCTAAGCTGGCTAGGACAGAGGTAACGGGCAAGGATGGAGAAGCTCAAGAGATGGTTATCAAGTGGGGAGGAAAGAAATGAGTTACAAGCCGACTAACTGCCCTATGTGCAGCGCATTTCTGGTCAATAGCAAGTGTCTGAACTGCGGGTATCAAAAGACTGCATGACAGAGATCGTCATTGACTACGAGCCAAGGTCTCAGCAGCTAGAGATACATGATGCCATTGAGCAGCATCGTTTTACTGTGGTGGTTGCTCATAGACGTATGGGCAAAAGTGTTGCCGCAATCAATCACCTTATCAAGTCCGCTATCGAGTGCGACAAGCCAGACCCACGATTTGCCTACATTGCGCCTACCTACGGACAAGCCAAACGAGTAGCGTGGGATTACCTTCAGAAGTACACCAGACCACTAGGAGCTACCTACAAT